GCAGCTTCAACGGCACCCAGCGTGCGCGTCAGCGTCGCGGCAACGGTATCTCCGGCTTTGGATTGCTCTTTATTCATAAAAACTCCTTAACTCAACCGAATGATTGCAGAGGTATTCGTTGCGGACGGGAACTGCACCTGAAACGTCGTAGTGGAAGTCTTGTCCGAGCCGAAATCCAATACGCAAACTGCGCCGTTAGCGCCAGCTTTGTAAATCAACGCTCCTCGGGCGGTGAACGCTCCCGACCAAGAAACGTTATTAAAGGACAGATAAGCGGTGCTGCCGCTGTTTCCAAAGGTCGGTGTTGGGTTGACGGTGAGGACCGAACCGCCCGCCGTATATCCGGAAGCCGAAACTTCGCCAGTAGTTGTGTAGGCAGTCGTGTCTTCATCAAGCGTAGCCAAGTTGGTATACAGCGCGATGTAGAACGTACCCGAGGTGAAGTTGAAGCTGCCGTTAAGCAGCCCCGTCTTGAACACCTTGCATACGGCGTTACCGGTGAAACTCATGGCTTCACCTCAAAATTGTTGTGCTTACGAAAATTGTCTACCCCCGGTATAACTTGCAGATTATTCGGTACATGCAGCCCCGATACCAACTTCCCCTGAAGCGGTATAACATGATCTACATGCCAATCAAAACCGAACATAGAGGTCCGCATCGTAGCGAGTTCATACGCCTGTTCAATCAACCATAGATCATCCGGCGTCAACCACGCGGGGGTGCGTTGCAACTTTGCCGCGCGCCTACGAGTTTCTTTGGCGTTATGCTTATGCGGGTAAGCCTCTCTATACAGTTTATTATTTTCCGAATAACGCTGCTTGTTGCGTAAGTAGTAATCACGAAAATATTGCTTACGCAGGGGATTCTTTACGGCGTCATACGCTCGTTGTTGAGCAAGTATACGTTCTTTGTTGTTTGCAGAATAAGCTTTTTTGTATTGCTGCATACAAAACTTACAGATGCCACGACGACCATCCTTGCTTCGTCCGCGATGGAAATCAATCAAAGGCCGATCAGTTAGGCATTTATAACAACGCTTCATCACGTCACCGCCTGACGATACTGACCCGAACGGTAAGCATCCTGACGTTCCATTCCATCCCCGAGACGCTTCGCCATACCGAGCGCTTCCTTGTATTTGGCGTCGTAAAGCGCCATCAGGTCCGCTTCCGGCTTCATGAACGTAGCCGCTTCAACCAGCGAACCATACAAGAGAACGGAGTCGAAGTTGTCACCCAGCCACGTCTGTCCATCCGCAGCGACTGTAATCGACTCAGGGTAGAAGAAGTAATGCAGTTCCACCGTGTAGGCGTTATCAGGCGTTGGGCCGAGGATGAACGATAGCTCATCAGTCAGAGCAGGGGGTGTCGCGCTCGTCGTCGTAGGACCAAAAAGCGCATAGTATGCCGGAAGCCCCGTATCCGTCGGCGTAGGAAACGCTTCGCGAATGAAGTTAACATCTTTGTTCAACAGATACTGATACGCACCAGTCCCATCAACAGCCGCCAACGAGTACACGGCGAGGAAGTCGTTAGGGGCAGACAGATACTTGTTGTTGGCCGACGTAGTGCCCACCACGTTCTTGCGAAGCGAAGGGAACTGCACCGTGTTGAAGATACGCTGCTCGGCCTGCGTGATGAACGTATTGATCTGCTCGGCGCTGGTGAAGTCAACGGCAGAACCCGAGCTACCCGTAAACGTGGTAGTCGGGAAATCGTTCTCAAGGGTAGCCTTGATCGTAGTGAACAGCGTGGTGTAGTTCACGGTGCTTCCTTACGCCATCGGGCCGCGAGCCATGACACCTTTCGTCGCAGCACCCGTGCCGCGAATCTTGATGCCGGTGGTCTTCACATCCTTCTCGGGGTAGCCGTTGTTGCCCGTCGATTCTTTGTTGGGCTTCGGCACTTTGTACTTCGGCTGGGCGGTCTTCATTACTTGCTCCGCTGGTTCATCGCACGCGCGACGTTACGGCCAACCTTCTTCATTTCCAGCGAGGTCACGCCACCCTTCTTGAAGGTGGGCTTCTTGCCGGGATGCATCCGTTTTTCGTGCTTACGCACAGCCGCTTTTCCGTCCATGTTTCGCTCCTAAGAAACTACCACTGTTACATCACCCAGCGATATCGTCATCGCCAGAACATTCGGTGTAAGCCCTGCGTCGTTAGCACGAGCACCGCCAACGGGTGCCCAGCCCCACTGAATTATACGGCTTCCGCCTTCCGGCGTCCCGTTTGCCAGCGGCCCAGTGCCGGTGGGGTCGATCTGCAGCCCGCTGTTGCCCGAGGTCTGGTAGCTTACGTCCGGGCGGGGTTCCCGCACCGCCTGCGGATCGTTGACGGGGTAGAGGCCAAGCGACAACTGCGGTTGATCCGGTTCCCAGCAGGTCTTGCAGACCTTAATCTTGACGTTTTTCGTCTTGATTACCAGCTCTTTCAGCTCTTTCAGCTTGTACCGGAATCCGCATCTATCGCATTCCGCGATAGCAAACTTGCCGGAGGAAAACTGACTGGGCATGTCAGCCGCCTATAAACTGCTGCCGGGGCACAAACCGGATCGGGGCTTTCTCCCGGTCCTCATCCGCTGCAAGGGCAAACTGCTGCTCGTAGTCTGCCTTCAACTCCACCCGGCGCGCAGGGTCCACCTCGGGCAGCTTCATCGACAGGTAATAAGCCAGCCCCGCCACCATGCAGTTCAAGAACCGGAAGGGGATGTCCTGTCCGTTGATACCGTTACCCGCGTCCTGAATCCGGCGCAGCCGCCAGTAAACGAACGTGTAGGTCTGCGAGTTATCCGGGGTCGGCCAAACGTGGAACTTAGGATAGACGACGGTGTTTGTGGAGTCCGTAGCACCCGACAACCGCTGAATCCACACCTGAATCGGGCGGCCTTCCGCGTTCTTGTTCGGGATCATGGCGTAGGTCGAAACGCTGATCCGGCTGATGTTGATGTCGGTCTGGTTCTGCCCGGTGCCCGTGCGCACGACATGATCGAGCAGGTCAATGGTATCCACCGGGAGGTCGTAGGTGGCCTGTTGGTACGTGAGCACTTGCTGACCTTGCTCAATCGTCCACATATTGATACCACGCGACGCCCATTCGACCGTCAGCAGGTTTAGCGACCGACGCGCCGTACGAAAATCGTAGCCCGACCGCAGTTCGCGCCCGCAACGCTCAAACGCTTCTTCTACGAGATCGTTAAGCGATAAATTGAAATTCGTAGTATCAGTTGTTTTAAAGGCCATCTGCATACTCCAATCGCCAGCCTTTTGCTCGGCCAGCCCTCTTCAGTGCTTGTGCGACTGCCTGAGGAGTTACCCCTAAAAACTGCGACGCGGCCGTAAGTGTATCCCATGACTTACACCCAAAATCGGGATGAACCCCCACAATAGCACGGGCGGATGGATTCTTTGCGCCACGCTGATCTATAGCAAATACCGGGTTGTTACTACCCAACCACAACCCTCTGGACTTCATAAGCGCAGAATGTTCTGGCCTTTGCTTACCGCGATGGATATTTCCTATACGTTTCTTTTGTTCGTCGGTCCACAACCTACGTTTATTCGCTAGAGACACCGCTTTACGAACAGTATCCGGGCAACGCCAACCAACATTACCTTCACCCCCATTGGTAAGATTTACCAAACTTACCCCCATGCGGCGAAGACATTTAATAAGCCCTACTTCAAGTAGCAAAGCAGTTTCATTAGTAGAGCAATCAAGCTTGCCGATCAGTATATTTTCAGCCCCATATTTAGCAACAACTCGCTTGTGATGCGTGCTTCGGTCGCGAAAATTTTTATACCGCGTGCGCACACCTTTCCCCACATAAAAAGGGGTTCCGTCAGGCTTGCAATGGATGTACGCAAAGAACGGCATTATCTTACTTTCCTATACGCCGCAGTCTTGCGAGAAATGCCTTTAGGCTGCGCAACAAACTGCTTTCCGGAGCGTTTACCGGCTCGTTTGGCACGGGTGGTCGCGGCGTACTCTTGCGGCGAGAGGGCTTTGATCGCGGCTTCGGGGAGGTACCTTTCGCCGGTCGCTTTCGGGCCTTGCGTTGAGGGCTTTCCACTCTTCGTCCTCCACTTCTGGTCCGTCCATGCCTTCAGCGATTGCTGTGGCTTTTTAATCACGGTAACCACCACCCTTGGCCTTATACGCTCGCGCCAACATCTGTGCCTTGCGGGCCGACCATTGGCCCGGCGCACCGCCTTTACCACCTGCCTTGATGCTGTTGAAAAGACTCTTCCGCATCCCCGGCTTGGTGTAGTTCCCTGCTTCGTTCACGCGGCTAACCTCGCCCCCTTTCTTAAAGAGCTTGGTGGGTTCGGGGCCGTCCTTGCGAACGACCTTCCGAGCCTTCGGCATCTTGCTGGGGTTTATGGCACCCATGCCGCGCGAGGGTCTCACAGCACCCGCCCTTTAGTTTTGCCGCGTTGAGCAATTCCATCAGCACGTTTGGAAGCGGAAGACACAGCACCACCTCGTTTCATACCGGTAACACGAGCAGCACGGGCGCTTTCCGCAGTACCGGGGCGCACAAACCGACTTTCCTTATGCACCTTCGACGGGGCGATATCATCCCCTGCTGCCATCCGCCGACGAGCTTCGTTGTACTCGCGCTCAGACAACTGCCGAAACCGTTTGTATTCAGCGGCAGTACGCGGGGCAATCTTAGCAGCTTCTTTAACAGTAGTTGCAGCTTTACCATACGGGCCTAGCGCAAGAAGGCCAACTTCCTTAAGAAGATTCTTAGCGTTTTCTTCTTTCTTTTCTGCAGACGGCATGCTCTTGGCATACTTTCGATCCGCACGACCAGTCACCGCCGATGTATCTTCGGCGTCTTCCGCA